TTGAGGTCCAGGGTGGGTCGCAGATCCTGGCCCTGCCATGTGAAGCGCACGGTGATGCGGTCGCCTGCCGGTACTACCCCGCCCGTCGTTGGCCTTCTACCCATCGCTCGTACCCCACCAGATCCACCAGCACGTTGCCATCTGGGGCGCGAATGTACTCATACCCCTCCAGCCAGACGCCACGCTTGATCTTGGTCTGTATCGCCTCAATGGTGTAGCCCGTGGCCGCTTGGGCGGTGGCTAGGCGCACATAGCGGGACGGGCTCACCGGCAGGTAGGCCACGCGAGCCTTGCGATCATCGGGGGTGTCCGGGTTGGGCACAGCTTACACCTCACTGGTAGACGACTCAAGGTGTCGCATAACCTGGTCAATCTTGGTCTGACGCCCGGGGCGGCGACGTGTTACACAACAGGGTTGTCGTAGAACTTGTGTTAGGCCCTAGAGCCCGTTTCGCAGTTCGGCCACGATAGGGTCAATCTGCTGGCGGTTGTAGTCGTTGCGGTGCCACTCCACGATCTGCACTGCCCGCGCCTTGCACCGCTCGCGCTCTGCGGCAACTGCTGCGTCGAGCGCGGAGCGCATGTCTCTTTCCCATGCCGGATAAGTTCCATGCTCGATAGCCATCCCCCACTTCTGGCTGAACTCCACTACTGGGCCTAACAGGTCGTTCGAGGCCACAGCCTTCGGTACGTTGTCGTTCATCGTTAGTCCTTTCGAGGCTGGGCCTCAACTCCGAAGTTGGGCGTCTTGCTGCACGCCGCCGCCGGGTATTCCAGCGCATCGGTCGGGTGGTACAGGTGAGATCGCTTGCCGCCAGGAATCCACAGCCGCAAGTACTGGCCGCGTGAACCGACGATGCGCGCTTGAATGCGCGCGCCGTCACCGACAATCGTGACGGTCATTCCGCGCTTGGCCGGAACCTTGTAGGCTCTGCGGATGTAGTCCATGCTCATCACCGGCTCCCGCAGCGCCAGCATCCGGCCACCTTGCCCCAAGCGCACTCGTGGCAACCTGCCGAGCGCACGGGGCCAGCGTTGGGGCCGCTGGAAATCAGGCGCGCTCGCTGTTCAGGCGTCAGCGTGCCGGCGCTGGCGCGCTGTTCCACCGGCCGCCCAACCCCTCGCTCGAAAGGAGGCGCAACGGCCGGTGTCTCGTTTTCGGGCTTCATCGCGCGCACCTTTCAGCTCGAACGTTATGCAGCACCAACAGCCGCATCCCACTGCCGCCGCATCTTGTCCAGCATCTCCACGTCGTCGCTGGTTAGTGCGTGGCCTGGCTTCTGCGCCAGGTTGTAGGCAAAGTTCGCCAGCAGTCCGCCGGCTGACCTCGCGACAGCGTGCCGCTTGTCGCACCCAGCTATCGCCAGCGCTTCCACGCGCTGCGCGAACGCATGCACCGTTCGGCCGGTCGGTGCGCCTTCCGGGGCGCCTCGCGTCACATCGCGCCATTCCCTGTTCGCCGTCTTTCTGTCCATCTCAGTTCCTTTCGTTGTTGCCCAGCATGGGCCGGGCGCTGCCTAACATCCGCTCAACCTGACCCATCCGGCAAGCCGGCCGTGCTGGTTAGCTCAATCGTTAGGCCACGCACTCTGTCGGCGGCGTCACTTCGCGGTTTGCTCTGAGCCTGTCGATGGTGCGCTGAAGATTGACGGCTTCAGCTTCGCGCTTCTCCGCTTGAATTCGCACCGCATCGTGTAGCCAGTCGAGCCGACGCCCCAGGCCCTCTACGATGTTGTTCGCGTTTTCACGCGCATACGATCCCGGCTCCAACAGTTGCGCCATGCTGCTCACGGCAAACTTGAGGCGGTCAAGCTCAGAGAGCACTTCATTTGGCCCGTAGAACTCATTCCCGAGGGTTCTGTTTCGCTGCCCCATCTGCTTCCTTTCCGGCCAACGTGGCCTAACTGGTAGTTGCATCGGACCCGCATCGCGGGCATTGGTTACTCGGTCGGGTCAGCGGCGGGCCGCTGAACTCCACGTTATCCAGACACCAATACCGGCTCGTCATCGGCTCCAGCGCTTTGCGGGGCCTTGGTGGTGTCCACGTCAAAGGCCAGCCGCATGAACCGCGCCGCCGCAGCATTGGCCGCGTCGTGCGGCGCCCCCTCGTCCATCATCGAAACCGCGACGTTGCAATGCCAAGTCCACGCATAGTGCGGGTCGTCACGCATCGCGCTCTTGATGATGTTCATGGTTTCGCCGCACGGTGAGGCTGCCCTGCCAGGTCTGCACCGTGCAGGCCACTGGAAGAAAGGATCGCAGGCCTGGTCCACGCCGCGCAGCGTGAGAAACGCTTTCACGGCATCGGCGGCTGGTGCTGCGTCGTCGGTGGCTGAAAGCGTGATGCGCTCATCGCGGGTTGTCAAAAAACCGGCAAAGTCGTAGATCGCGCCAGAAACAATATGGTCAAGGCTTTCAATGCTCATTGGATTTCCATTCGCTTGCCAGCATTTACAGGGTGCTGGCTAACCCTTCGTTTAAGGCCCGACTGCCTTCGGCAGCGGCCTTAACTCAATCGTTCGGCCTCACGCGGCGCGGTCCAGCCGCTCAATCTCGGCGACGATCAGCGCGCCAGCCCGCACCAGGTCTGCACGCGGGTTTTTCGGCTTGAGCCATTGCAAGGACCATCCAGACCAGCGCCAGATCAAACGCTGCAGGTCTGACCCTGCGGTGTAGGGTCCAACGGCATACGATGCGGCGGCAACAGCCATGTTGCCGGCCATGTGCTTGTCATCGTGCTCGGGCGTCCAGCCCTCAACCTCGATCTGCCGTCGCCGCTCGGTAGCAATGTCGCGCAGGGCATCCGATCCCCAAGCAATCGGGGGCGGTGCTTCGTGTGTTCCTTGGTCCATCGTCTTTCCTTTCGTGTCGGCCACAAGCGGGCCTAATTCAAACGTTGGGCAGCATCAGTCTTCGGTGCTGTCGCAGCTTAGGCACTCAACGTCGTCGCCCATGTCGCACATGCAGCACTTCTCTGCACCGCAATGCGGGCATTCATCAAGTCCCTGTGGCTCGTTCGGTTTGTTGTGCTTTCGGTCGTGCGTAGTAGCGCCACAGCTTGGGCATTCATCATCGGTTTCGCGGTAGTTCATGTTTTTCCTTCCGGGCGTGCTGCCCAATAGTTCAATCAAGCCGACCTCCCTGCGGTCGGCAACTTATCTCAGGCGTTGTGCCCTACTACCACGAAGCCGAGGCCGCTTTGCCTGAGTGCGTCCAGGTTCGCGCTTCCGTAGGCCACCAGTGCTATCGGGGCGCCGCTGTTGAAATCCGCCCGCCGTCCGTCCACGTAGTGGAAGTGCGGGCGCCCTTTGAGGAACAGCACGCCGTCTGCCGCTCCCCAGATCGTTTCGTAAAACATCGCCGTCTCGGTGCGCGCCGGAATCAAGGCCACCCCGTTCCCGTGGTCGCGCATCTTCCGAAGCCACTTCACGGCCTCGCGCCCGAATGGTGGGTTGCACCACACGCGGCCAAACCACGGCAACGCCAGCCCATCGTCGTGCGCCGTGTAGTGCTGTGCCGCCGTTTCCCAAGGCCGCACCACTGGCGCGCACGGGTCAAGATCGAAGGCGCCTAGCGCCCGCAGGATCTCCGGTGGAGTCAGCCATTCGTCGTGTCCGCCATTCTTCTGGTGCGCGCTCAAACCCATCTCACTTGTCCCCCGTGTGGCACAACCTGTCGCGCGAAGGGACGCGCCGCGATGAAGCTGCGTCGCGCCCCTCCACTCTGTCGGTAGGCCCGCTCAAGTGAAGGCGCTCCACCCGTTGTCCGGGTCGTACTCGCCGCCGTCCTCGGACAAGCCGCCTTCCGACTGGAACCAGCCAAGCTCGCACATGCGCTGCTGGTCTGCTGGCGTCAGGGGCTTGTCGGTCTTGTAGGCGTAAAACTGGTCGTGCTCGGCGCCGATGTGGAAGCCGTCGCCGTCCGTGTAGTACGGGCGCAGCGTGTTCAGGCCGTCAATGAATTTGCTCAGTCTCATGCTTTTCCTCTCCAGCCCGCAGGCCTAACTGGTCGCTCAAGCGGCGCGCTGCCGGCGTGCTGTCGTTGTCCATCATTCCTCCTGTGCGGGCAGCGCCCGCTTAGCTCCAAAGTTGGGCGGCTTGCTGCGGGGCCAGCAGGGCACCAGCTCATCCGGCACGTCCGCAGAGCCCCAACAGCAGGCACGGCCTGAGCTGGCCCAGGGTCATCAACCCGGCGCGGTTGATGGGCGTGGTGCTCACGCCGCCACCTTGCGGATGGACACGGACTCCTTGAACTCGGCGTGGCAGCCGGGCACCTTGAAGTTTTCGCGCTGCAGATCGGCCAGCTTGTTCAGGGCCGACTGGTCCACGCTCAGCACACCGACCAGCGAGAGGTCACCCTTCTCGATCAGCACGGCCACATGGGCGATCAGCTTCGGGGCATTGGTGCACTCAGCCACATACTTGCCACGCACACCTTTGGTTTTGGGTGCTGCGTGCCCGCCGCCGCTGCTGTAGCTGACAACCTTCTGGGCCTGATGCAGCGCCGTGTCGGACGCCACTGCAGCGCGCTCCATCAGATCGTTGGCGGCGACCACGCTGCCCGCCTGGCGCGCTTCCTGGGCCTGCTGAGCCAGGTTCAGCGCCTCGGTCTGGGCTGCGGCCTCAACCAAAGCAGCGGCGGCCACCGCTTCCTCGTGCGCCTTGCGCTCGATCTCTGCCTGCTCGGCGGCCTTGCGCTGCACCTCCTTGTTGTAGCCGAGGATCTTGGTCTTGGTGCCGTCGACCTTGGTGTTGATGAAGGTGCCGGCCGCGTTGTAGCCGTCGTTGATGCGGGAGGCCAGGTCGCGCAGGGGCTTGGTGCGCTCCAGGCGCTCCTTCTCGATCGCGACTGAGACGCCAGACAGGCGGCCCGCCATTTGCTGGGCCTCGGCCAGCATCTCGGGCGAGTCGATGATGATGGCGTCGATCACCTCCAGGTCGGGACCGATACGGTTGACGTATTCCTGCAGCCCCGGACTGACGATGGTGATGCTGCTCGGCTCGGCGAGCACCTTGGCCACCAGGGCTTGCAGATCGGCCATCGGGCCGGTGGTGGCGAGGGTGGCGACGGTGATGTCTTGTGTCATGACTTGCTCCAGCGGTAGACGTTAAGGAGGGAGCAGAACGCCGGCCAGTCGGCCGGGTTGTCCCACGAGAGAAATCGGTAGCGGCCATCGGGCCTGAGCTGCACCGAGCCGCGCCTGGCGCGGATGTAGCGCGGATCCTGGTTGGCACGCATGGCCCGGTAGGCTGCGGTCTGCATCCCCCAGGCCTTGTGGTCTTGCAGGCTGCTCTTGATGTCGATGACCCAGGGCTCAGGCTCGCCGTCCAGCGTGCCGGTGCGGTCCCAGGTGCCGGCAAACCCGGCGTCGTGGTAGTCGCGCTCCTCGACCGAATCCCAGACCGGCTTGCGGTCGCGGATAAAGGCCTTCCACGCCTTGAGGTAGCCCATGTACAGGCCGTCCTCCATCAAGGCCAGCGCCTCCTCGTCCAGCTCACCCAGGTCATAGGCCTCGGTCATGGCGTGCACAAACGTGCCCCGCTCCTGGGCCACTTCGAGGATGTGCTTGGGCACACCCGCGAAAGGCTGCAGCAGATTCAGCACCTGGGTCACGCTGGGCACCACCTGTCCGTGCCAGCGGTAGGTGTGCGAGGAGGGCTCGAAGGTCAGCATCAGGCGAGCCGGCGGCGCAGTTTGGCGAAGTCATCCTGGGTCAAGCCTTCCAGGGTGACGGGATCCTTCACCGAGGTGATGCCCAGCTCATCAAGCACCGTGATGAGGTCGAGCGACTTGACGCGCGCCTTGACCCGGATGTTGGCCTTTTCACCGTCACTGGCCAGCGGGCTACCCTCGGCCACCGCCGGTTCGTCAGGTGCTGGCGCTGGCGTAGGGGATGGAGCCGGCGCCGGGGAGGGGGCAGCAACGGGCTCAGCGGCCTGCACGGGGGCCGCATCGGCGGCTGGTGCAGGGGTGGGTGCCTGAGCGGGCTCGGACGCCACAGCGGGCTCAGGAGCCGGCGCCGGGGCGTCGGCCTTCTTGCGCGGCACGGCCGGCGCCTGGCTGGCCTGGGGTTCCTCGGCGCCCTCCATGGCAAAGGCACGCTCGGGCGTGGTGTCGCCTTCACGCAGCGAGGTCAAGATGCCGCGCAGGGTGACCAAGTTGTCCAGGCTGATGTCGTCGATGCCGGCGATGCCCAGGAAGGAGTAGACCGTGGTGGGCTGCACGCCAAAGCGCAGCAGATCCTGCATGGCGTTGGCCCGGCGGGTGCCCAGGGTCTTGAAGTCGCCCATGGCGCACTCTCTGGCGGCGGTTTGCAGGTCAGCCCAGAAGGCCTTGGGCACCCCCTTGAGCGCCGCGTTGCGCAGGGCGATCGAGCTGGCGGCGTTGCCGGTGACGCCGATCATGTCGGCGCTGAAGCGCCGACCCTCCGCGTCCACGATGCGGCGCTGCACCTCGTAGGTGATGGCCACGTTGCGCTCCAGGTCGTGAAACACGCCCTGGGCGGTGATGTAGTCACCCTGGTCGCTGACCACACGGGCGCCAGCACGGCAGTTGCCCCAGGCGCTGAGCACGATCTCGGCAAAGCGAGCGCTCGGGCCTTCGATGCTGACATCGACGTAGCGGCGCGTCACCTTGTCGTACTTCTTGCGCGGGAGCACGTAGAAGCACTCGGACGCGATCACCTCGTTGAGGGTGACCATTTGCAGCGCCTCGTCGCGGAAGCGTTTGATGGAGCGTGGCCACTTCTTGGCCGTGCTGATCTGCATGTCGATCTCGCCGCGATTGAGTAGCGCGACCGTGCCACTCTCAGCAACCAGATGTTCCCGGGCAGAGCCGGTGCTGTCGTCGTCCATGGGTTCTCCTAGTAACTCGTCTGGGTTGACGGTGTACCTAGAAGGTATACCAAATGCCGACAGAGGTCAACCATTTTGGATTAAAGGTTTTAGGGATTGGAGGCCAGCCGCCGACAGGTTTGCAACAGCGTTGTGCGCTGCTGCACAGCCAGCTTGGTCAGGGCGTCTGCCATGGCCAGCGAGGTGTCGTGGATCACGGGCACCTGCTGGTCCATGGGACTGTCGGCTTGCAGGGCCGCCTGTTGGGCCTGGTAGAGCAGGACCAGGGCGCTGCGCTCCTGGTCTTGCCGGTAGGCCAGCTCAGCCAGGGCAGGGTGGCTGAGCAGTTGCTCTGGGGTGCTGTGGGCGCAGGGATCCTCCTGGTGCCGGCTCCGGTCGGCCCAGCCCACCAGGACGGCAAAGGCTGCCCAGGCTGCCAGGCTATAGGCGCACCGCATTGAAGGCTGCCACGACGCGCCCGATGATCGCCATGCCGGATTCGGCGGGGTTGTCGACGATCTGCTGGGGGTAGGCGCTGTTGTCACTGATGAGCAGGAGGGATCCGTCCAGGCGCCGGGAGATGCGCTTGACAAACACCTCCTCACCACTGTGGAAGGCATACACCGCGTCAGCACTGGTGTGCCGCACACCCCGGTCGACCAGCAGGATCGCACCATCGCTCAAGGTTGGAGACATCCCATCCCCGGCGTAGGTCATCAGCGCGAGCTTTTCCAGGTTGGGCGTGTTGCACAGCGACTTGAGCCAGTCCTTCGAGGCCCTGGCCATCAACATCCCGGGCGGTGGCAGCTTGAGTTCCACCAGGGTTGTGGACCCGGATTTATCCAGGGCCACCAGGTCGATGCTGACCTCATCCTCGCGGCCCGCCTCCAGTTCGTTGTGCTCACGGTCCAGCCAGCCCGTGGGTTTATCGAAGGCCTGCTCGAAACGCCTAGCCACGGCATTGCCGATCCCCTTGATCGGGCTCTTGCCGATGTAGTGGTTCAGGAGCTGCTTTTTCATGCCCAGGCGCATGGCCAGGCGAGTCTGATCGCCCTGCTCTGATCCGCACAATTCGCGTGCGTTGGCCAGGCGGATCTCATGGATCGTTTTCATGCCACGATCTTGCGGTATCCGTGGTGGTTGACGGGTGTCCAAATGGGTTGTCATTTGCCCTCCAACCTGGACACCAGATGGGTAGACTGGTGGCCATGGAAATACGCGATGTCTGGAAAACCTTCGATGAGCCGGCGCGTCAGCGCTTCCTGCGCAAGGCCGGGACGACCGAGGGCTACGTGGAAAAGCTCAACGGTGGCTACTGCTGTCCCAGCCTGGAGATGGCTGCGAAGCTGATAGCGGCCGACCGGCGCTTGACCTATGAGGGGTTCTTGGTTTCCCGGCGCCGCCGCCTTGCGGCCGACCGGGAGCGAGAGAAGAAGCGCAAACCGGAGACTGTGTGACCCTGGAATGCGCCAGGTTGAGTGGCGCATTGATATACCCCTGAGGTGGAAAACGCCACCACATTGGGGCCAATCGACCTGGACCGGGAAAGAATTTCTAGGGATACGGTTGACACCTAGTTTGTATACCTGTACGGTTGACGCATTTGCTACCCAACAAGCTCGTTTGGGTGCGCGTTCAACGGGAAGGGCGGGTCATGATGGCCAATCGCGTAGTCAGGGATGGGGTGCTCGATTCGGAGCGGTATCTGGGGTTGGCACACGACTCTGAGCGCTTGCTCTTTTTGGAGCTGCTGCTGTTGGCCGATGACTTCGGCCTGGTGCCCACCAACTTCATCTTCCTATCGCGCAAGGCGGCTTCGTGTCTGGGCAAGGGGGACGGCGCGGTGGCCGCCATGGTCAGCGCGCTGGCCGACAAGGACTTGCTGCGGTGCTACACCAGCGAGAGCGACACGCGGCACGGCTGGATCCCGCGCTTTCGCAATCCGCCACGAGCGCGAAAACCCAAGTTCGCGCTGCCGCCACGCACCCCTGCGTTTGAGGAGGTGCACAAGCTGATCGAGAGCCGCGCCCTGGCCGAGGGGGAGGACATCTTGACCGAGGGCGGCGGCAAGAAGGGGGCGGTGCCGACGTGCCCCCACAAGGAGATCGTCGACCTGTACATGCAGATCCTGGGCAAGTCTCTGGGAGAGGTCCGGTCCTGGCATGACGCTCGGCGCAAAGCGCTTCACGCCAGGTGGGAGTGGGTGGCCAAGCGCAAGGGCTGGACCAGCGCCGAGGAAGGGGTGGAGTGGTTCAAGCTGTTCTTTGAAGCCGTCACCGAGGACGACTTCCTGATGGGCCGCACCAAGCCTGGCCAAGGCCACGCCAACTGGCGAGCCACGATCGACTACCTGCTGAGCCCCAAGGGCTTCTTGCGCGTATTCGAGGGCCACGGCAGGCGCCAGGCGGTGGCTGCATGACCCCCGACTTCGACCCCGCCACGCTGCCGTGGAACGAGATGGCCGAGCGCGCCGTGCTCGGGTCCATGATGATCGACCCCGACGCCTTCGACCGGGCTGGCCCGCTGCAACGCCGCAGCTTCTACGATAGCCGCAACGGCATGATCTACGCGGCGATCGCGGTGCTGGCGCTGGCCCGCAAGGCGGTGGATCCGCTGACGGTGCTGGACAAGCTGGGCGATGAGGCTCACGAGTGTGGCGGCCTGAGTTACCTCAACGAGCTGATGCAGGGTGTGGGCAGCACCCGCAGCGTGGACACCTACGCCGAGCTGGTGCGCGAGCGTGCGGCCCACCGGGCGCTGATCGAGACGGCCGACGAGGCGCTGGAGTTGGCGCGCGGCACCATGCTGCTGGAGGACAAGCTCGACCGCATCCTGGGCTGGTTCATGAAGCTGCAGCGCCAGGGCATGAAGAAGGCGCCCGTGCTGCTGAGCGAGCTGGTGATGCAGCGCGTCGACCACATCACCGCGCTGGCCAATGGCGAGATCCAGCCAGGCTGGCGCACCCACATCCCTCGGCTGACGCGGATGCTGTCGGGTGGCCTGCGGCCTGGCCTGACCTACATCGTCGCGGCCCGGCCGTCCATCGGCAAGTCCAGCTTTGCCCAGGATCTAGGCATCGCCCTGGCCCAGGATGGCCTGCCCACGCTGATGCTCAGCATGGAGATGCCCGACACCCAGGTGGCCGACCGGGGCATCTCGCGGCTGGGCCAGGTCCACAACGATGCCGTCCTGACGGGCCGACTGTCCAACGATGAGTGGGGCAGGATCACCAAGGCCTGCGATGCCACCATAGACCTCCCGTTCTACGTCGATGACACCCCGGCGCTGCGCCTGGCTGACATCCGCGCCAAGGCCCGCCAGGTGCCCGGCCTGAAGGTGTTGATCCTGGACTACCTGCAGCTCAGCAAGGGCAACGGTGGGTCCAACCGCAACGCCGATCTGGAGGAGATCAGCCGGGGCATGAAGGAGCTGGCCAAGGAGCTGGGCATCGCGGTGATCGAGCTGTCCCAGCTCAACCGCGCAGTAGAGGGCCGGGCCGACAAGCGGCCGATGCTGGCCGACTTGCGCGACTCGGGCGCCATCGAGCAGGACGCCGACGTGGTGCTGCTGATGTGGCTGGCCAGGGAGTTCGAGATCGACGGGCTGAGGATCATCGGCTGCGACATCGCCAAGAACCGCGAGGGTGCTGTGGGCGCCTTCTGCCTGGGCTTCCATGGCCCCACCCACACCTGGCAGGAAACCGACCACAGCGTTGAGGTGAACAACACCGGGGGGACCAGGTTGTGAGCGAGCCCTTGCCCTGTGATGGCAAGAAGCTCTACCTGACCAAGGTGGCGGCCGACAAGGCTGCCAAGTACACGCGCCGGCTGCGCGAGTACCCCCACATGGCCTACCACTGCAACCACTGCCACGGCTGGCATGTGGGCTCATCTGAAGGACGCAATCGTGCCCACCGTCGACCAGGACAGTGACCAAGCGGTGACGCTGCTGATGTCTTCCCCTGAGGAAGCGCACCAGCACGTCACCGAGCTGTACCGCAACTTGCTCAAGCCCATGACCGCACGCGGCAAGGTGATGCAGGTGACGGCGTGCGAGGCCGAGGACAACCGCAGCGTCCTGGCCAACCGCTACTACTGGGGCTTCGTGCTCAAGGACATCAGCGAGCAGGGCGCCATTGAGGGGCAGCGCTGGGCGGTGGAGGCCTGGCATGAGCTGTTCAAGCGCCAGTTCCTGGGCTACCGGGTGCGCAAGTTCAAGGTGGCCGGCAGCAAGCGGGTGAGGGTGGTGCGCGAGCTGCGCTCGACCACCGACCTGAAGACCCGCGCCTGGCACAAGTACCTGGACCAGCTCATGGCGTTTGCGGCCAACGAGCTGGGCGTGGTGTTCTCCTCCCCTCCCGCCTACTGGAGTCAAGATGACCGGCGATGACTTGCTGATGACCGTGGCCGACCAAGCCAACCAGATCCGCCTGATGCGCAATGAGCTGATGAACCTGAGCCAGGCCAACCAGATCCTGACCAGGGACAAGAAGGCGCTGGAGCAGCAGCTCCAGAAATTTGACCACGCCGATGTTCAAGCGCAAGACCCCAACAAGGCCTACGCGACCTGATCGCAGCGAGGAGTTCGCCTCCTGGCAACCCAAGGCATCACCCACACGGGCGGTGATGGCCAGGATCGACGACACGCCGCCGGCCAAGGCTGCGCCGCCCAAGCTGGAGCGCCGCATGCAGCAGAGCATCCGCGACTCGGCCAAGGGGGAGGCCTGCCTGGTGCGCTTGCCCATGGTGTGCGCCAACGACAGCGCGTACACGATCTGGAGCCACGCCCCGTTCAAGGCGGCCGGCAAAGGTATGGGCATCAAAGCGCTGGACCTGTGTGGTGCCTACGCTTGCACACGTTGCGATGCAGTGATCGACCGGCAGGCGCCGCTGCCCATGGGCATGTCACGCGAGCAGGTGGAGATCGCCTGGTTCATGGGGCACCTGCGGTCGCTGGTGCGGCTGAGAGAGCTGGGATTGGTGTAGCGCGAACAGGTGACCCGCGTTGCACGGGCTGCGCTTGGTAAACCAAGAAGGTATACTTTGCACCCCAAGAGGTGGTGCAATGAGTAAACCGGCATTCTTGGCAGCCATCGAACCCATGGTCGACAGGGACCAGTGGTTCGATGCCTTCATGGTGTCATGCGGCCTGAAGCTGCAGCCAGACACCGAGACAGTGAAGTGGGTCAGCCAGAACCTGGCCAACCTCGGGCGCTTCGGCCACCTGGAGAGGCGCGAGGTGGAGGCCCAAGGCAATGCGCGCAATCGGTACGAGTACCGCATCACACGCCAGCCTCAGGAGTCCACCTCGGCGCCCGCTTCCTGGATCCCGTTCGGGATCATCTGACCGCACGTAGGGCACACCGCCGAGCACTGACCCAACAGCTTCAGCCGCGCCCGAGACATCCCCGACAGACTGACCCGATTGGCCTTGGCCGCCGTGCGCCACGGCTGCCCCTCCACCAGCACCAGGCGCAACGCCGCACGCATCCGGTGACTGAGCCGGATCCGCTTGGCCCGAGCGTCGAACTCCCGCCCGGCGATCATGCGACCTCCGCAACCCGCAGGCACGCTTCGAGCGTCAGCAGGTGCAGGTACAGCACCGGGCCAATGTCGCCGGCCTCGTCACGGGCATAGCCGCCGGCCAGGTTCCAGACCAGGCCATAACCGTACTGGGCTTGGTGCTTGAACACCGTGGCATCGCGTTCTGCCATGCCAACGGTGTCCAGCAAGCCGCCCAGCGGGTCGTCCTTGTGCATGTCGGCGCCAGCCTGGTAGAGCACCAGGTCGCAGCCCGCCATGTCATCCAGGGCGCGGTTGAGCCAGCCACGGAAGCCCCGAGCGGTTTGCAGGTGCTCGGATCCGATGCTGCGGTGCACGATGGTGTCGTTGCACAGCAGTGCGCCGGCATCGGTCATGCGGTCCAGGATGTCCTGGGTGCCGTTGCCCTCGTGGAAGTCACAGTCCAGGATGCCGACCTTGATGGCCCGGCCCTCGGCCAGCATCTGCAGCGCGGCGACCATGAGCCCGTTGAAGGTGCAGAAGCCCTCAGCGTGGTTCCAGCCGGCGTGGTGGAAGCCGCTGGTGGGCGAGCAGGCCACGTTGCTGGAGCGCCGACGCTTCACGCCAGGGGCATCCGTGGCCCAGCGGGCGGCGCACACCATCGAGCCCACCGTCCAGGGCAGCGAGTCCGCCACCGAACGGCAGGTGTTGTGGAACCCGTTGGGGATGGTGCAGTTCATCACGCCACGGATGTAGTCAATGTCATGTGCCCAGCGCAGTTGGTCCTCGGTTGCCGGGGTGACGGGCTCGATGCGGATGGCGTCGGGGTGGTGGCGCAGCCAGTGGTTGACCACACGCGCCGGCTTGGCTGCACTGGGCGAAAAGCTCTTGGCTTGTGCCGTCATGCGGGTGTCGAAAAAGACGGGAATCATGAGAACCCTCCTTGACTATGGTAGATCGCCCCCGGCCACAAGGCCAGGGGCAGCGTGGCTTAGGCGGCGAGCACCAGAGCCTTGGCGTTGGACACTGCATTCCAGTCACGCTGGGGCAGCTCGATCAGCCGGTAGCCCAGCGTCTCGATCTCGGTGGCCCGGTCGTAGGATTCAATGTCCTCGGCGGTGCGGGTCACCGCATTGGCCAGGCCATAGCGGCTCAGGTCACCGCCCTGGATCAGGTGGCGCAGCACCGACTGGCGCTCACCCACTTGCAGGCCCAGGGTCGGCCCCAGCGCCTCGACGGCGGCGTTGACATCGCCCTCGATCACCTGCTTGGTGGTGTTGCCCAGCTCGTCCAGGAACTTGCGGAAAGCCGCCTCGTTGAAGGCATGGGAGATCACGTCCCGGACCTTACGCAGGACCACCTCGTCCTCCATGCGGCGGGTCTTGTCGGACAGCAGGCCCTCCAGGTCCATGTCGATGCGCCGGCCGACGTGAGCGGCACGCAGGCCACCCTTGTCACGCACCATGCCGTTGGTGCAGACCAGGAAGTGAGCGAACGGCTTGATGCTCACCGCACCCAGGCCCACCTCGCTGTTCTGGATCAGCACACCCGTCTCGACCAGATCCCCCACCCGGCGGCTGCCAGGCACCGGGAGCTGCAGGTTGGACGACACCGCCTTGATGTACAGGCGGGACTCGGTGACTGCCGAGGACACGATCTGCAGGCCGGGGATGTCGGACAGCACGTTGAGTGCCACCTCGGCCACTTCCAGGTTGTCCACACGCTGGTAGCGATCGGACAGCAGGGCACGGACCTGGCCATTCAGGGTGCGGACCATGCGCCGCTCGCTGGCTTTGTCCTTCAGCCAGCGGTTGACGTTGCTGGCCAGCAGGGCTTGGTCGTTGCTGCGCAGCCGGTCGTAGTAGGCGGCGGGGATGCCGGTGAACTCGCCCAGTTGCTTGTGGCCCAGGTTGGTGGAGGTCGCACTGGTGATCGAGCCGGCCACGGTGATCGTGGCGTCGTCATTCATCTGCACGGTCCCCACGGGGGCAACGTAGTCGGCCTTGGTCGCAGCCTGGTCCTGGAGGGTGGCGGCGAGTTGGCTCAGGGACAGCATTTGCTTCATGGTGAACTTTCAAAGTTGCGGGAACAAAAAAGCCACCCGAAGGTGGCTTGGTGGGTCGGGATGACCTCACTCGTCAGCGCCCCGGGGTGGGGCGCTGCACGGCTGGGGTCGCACACTGAAGCGAGGTGAGGGTGGGTCCAGGCAGACCCACACAAGGGCGGTGGAGCCGGTCAATGGACCCTGGGTGCCACTTGCTGGGTTCGCTTGGCAGGCTGTGGGTGGACACCGTAATTTGCTCGCCGTTCGTGGCCTTGGCCTGGATCCTGGATGGCAGCCGAGCTGTGTACGGCATGTATCGCGTCGTGATCGTTTGCATAAAAACTCCTGGTGTGAATAGTTCAGCCTCAGGCATTTACCTGGGTGGCCGGCTCTGGGGTGAATAGTTCGGCGGTGGCCACAAACAGAGCGCCGCGATCGACCAGATCACGGATGTGTGCGCCCATTGCCTGCTCCATGAAAAAGCCAACCCACCCGGATCGCCATGCGGGGGTAAAACTCACACACAAAGCCCAGCTTGCTGGCGCTGTCCATCACCCCTTGCTGGCTGCTGTTGCCATAGCTGCCGGCGTTGGCGATCAGGTTGGCCACTACGGTGCAGATCGAGCTGACCGCCCCATCGCTCTTGCAGAGCTTGGCGGCGTCGGCCAGATCAGCCAGCGTGGCCTGCAGCACGTCATCGTGCAAAGTCACTTTGGGCATCTCGCACTCCTTTGTTGAAGACCATGGCGTTGACCACGCCGGTCAGGTTCTGATTGCTGACCTTCAGCGATGCGCCCAAGCCCTCCATGGCCAGGCGAATCGTTTTTGGTTCCAGCGTCTTGGTGCCGGCGATGTTGGCCAGCGCTTTGGCGTGGTCGTTGACCGGGTACAGCCGCCAGACCCCGTAGGTTTGACGGGGCTCGATGTAGACGGTGATGGGCATCAGCCCTCCTTGTGAATGACGGGGTCGCCCTTCACCTCGTAGCCAATCTGACGCAGGATGCGTCTGGCTTCGAGGATGTTTTGGCGATCGGTGTTCGTGGCCCCGAGCATCAGGTCGAAGTCGCGGGCCTTGAACGGGTTGTGGGACTCAGGCTGTTTCACCTGAGCGGTGACGCGGCGTGATGTGACGTGGCTCATTGCCGGCACCGCCACGCCGAGCCGGGCACCAGCACCTTGAGCGTCACCTCCAGCGGGATGCCTTGCTTGCGCATCGCCTTGGCGGTGGCTAGGGTGCCGCAGGTGATCTGGCGGTTGCGCCACTTGTAGAGCAGCACCAGGGCTGCCTGGATCACAGCGTCAGCCCGCATGGCTCGGCTGCTCCAGCGGGGTCACGGAGCGACCACTGACAAGGTGGATGACCCACGCCACTGGAACCATCTCGCTCAGCTTGCCGACGTTCACGGTGTTGGGGTGCAGGGCGTTGATCGCCGTCATGGCCCCGGTGAAAAACTCGATCTCGGCCCGCTTATAGGCCATGGTGTTGGGGGCGAGGCCTCGCGCCTTGGCGCGGCTGTGCCAAGTGTTTTCGATGTCCAGTTGCAGCCTGGCTTTATCGGGTGTTGACATGAACTCTCCTTGTCGTGCGGGGATCGCACTCGCAAGCCCACCGAGGTGGGCAAGCGGCTGAGATCGGTAGACGGTCAGCCTGTCAGGTAGACCTTAGGGCGTGGGCAAGCTGTAGAAGGCTGCTGCGATCGAGCCACCAAACACGGCCAGCACAATCACAGCGTCGACCACCGTGGCAGCGGCTTCCATCAGCCGCTCGGCCCAGTCGTCTTCCTCGGGTTTGTAGTCATCAATCACAGCCAGCCCTCCTTCGAGCTGAAGCCCAGACCCATGGCGCCTTTGTGCTGGCCGTTCTTGGGCTGGAAAAACGCCTCCCCGTTGCTGAAGGTGCCTTGCTTGACCAGATCCTGGCCAAACACGCCTGACACCGTGGCGGTGAACTTGGGACCGATCGAGTCGATCCAGCGGTCCCGCAGGCCTTCCCAGCCGGGCCGCTCACACCAGTCGGGCTCCTTGGGGACCACCCAGATGGCCACCAGGCCGTAGTATTCGCTCACACCAAAGTAGGCGAAGCTGTTGCCGGCAATAGCGCGGTCCTCGCGGTCCAGCCAGCGGTCGTCGGGGGAGACGCTGGCAAAGGTGGCGCACAGGGCATCGCGCAAATCACCCAGCTTGAATCGGAAAACGTAGCTGGCGCAGTCGTCGTCCTCACACTCAAAGGACTGGTAAACGACGTGCCGGGCGTCGGTTGGGGTTGAAACTGATCGGCCCATAGGGGTTCTCCTTATATGGCGATGCACAGCGCATCGGTCAGCGCTCCTGGGTGAAGCGCTGCACCGATGGGTTGTCAGTTGAAGGGCACCCAGGTGCCATCGGCGTAGTGGCCTGCGGTGCCGGCTATCACCAGTGGCAGGGTGTTGAAGCCGCCACTGGCGTCCATGCACAACCTGTAGCCAGCCAATGGGCCATTGAGGCAAAAGACCATGCGGCGGCTGATGCGGCGGGTGCGGACCACCCTGGGTGGGCTCATCTTCCTGCCCACTCGGCCGGTGTAGATGCAGGGGTTGCGGGGGCGTCTCATCGGGGCTCTCCTTTCGACGTGGTGACACTGGTCAGCGCCCCGCAAGGCGCTGCACCGCTGTCATCAGAGGAAGTCGGGGCCGACGATGAAGCCGGCGTCACGCAGGGCGTGGCCCACCTCACCAGGCAAGGCCATGGCCCCGTCGAAGTCGGTCAGCTCATTGCCGTTGAACCACAGGCCGCCGCCACACTCATCGCCGCGCTGCTTGTGCTCAAAGTGACCGTGGCCTTCGGCCTGGTCGACCTTGATGGTGAAGTTCGCTGTCGAGCAGTCACGCTCAGGCAACATCGACGCCAGCGCTTGCGCCGCTGGGTGTTCGACGTTCTTGTGTGCAGGGATATGGAACATGGCATCTCCTGGTGATGTGCGGGGATCGCACTCACTTGGGCTGGTTGCCCAAGTGGCTGAGATCAAGCGGTGGTGGGGGCCGAGCGGATGGCGGCAGCCTCGGCGGCGTACTTCTCGAACAGGTCCGGGAAGGCGTCGTGTAGGCGCTGCTGGTTGTAGGCATCGGCATACAGGAGGGCCGAGCCGATGTTGTGAGCGAAGCTGCCACCGCCGGTCTTCATGAGCTGGGCGGCACGCAGCGCTACGTCAAACTGCTGGCTGGTCATGCGGGACATCGCTACTCCTTGGGGTTGAGGGCAGCACCACCTCCTTGAGGAGGTCTACTGCCATGGCCGGGCTGTGACCGTTGCCCAGAAGGCGCCGGTAGAAAGGCTCAACGGCATCCCGGATGCGCCGCTGGGTTTGGGGATCGCGCTGGTCCAGGTCACGCAGCGAGTGCATCGCTACGTTGGCCTGGATCAGGATGAAAGCGTCGGTGTCTTGCAGTCGCTGCATGGCGCCTCCTGGCTCAGGGGTTGGACCAGATGCCGCATCGCTGAGCCGATGTGGTCATCGTTGAGGTAGGGGTACAGCTCGCTGCACACAAAGGGGATCAGGCCGGCGGCACGCAGCAGATCCCAGTGATAGCGAAGGTCGCTGAGGTTGGAGGCCACATACCCCGCACGGTTTGCTGGGGTGTCCAGGGGCTTGATCGCTTCCTGGATCCGGGCCTGGTGCTCGGGGGTCATCTTCAGAGCCATGCGTTCTCCTGTTGATCGCACTCACCAGCCCACCGTGATGGGCTGCGTGGCTGAGATCAGTGCTGGAGCTGGGCAGCCAGCTCACCGAGGGACTTCTTGCCCTTGCCCTTGGCCACCGCAGGGGTGGGTGCCGGGGCAGGGGCAGGGGCCGCCTCGACAGCGGCACCGTTGACCCAGCCGTCGACCAGCGCCTGGTGCTCACCAGCCTTCACGGCACGGATGGCACGGCGGGGGGACTCGGCACAGGCATGGACCAGGTGGCGATAGTCCCGGTCGGTGAAGTGGGGGACGATGTGACCGACGTGGCGACGAACACGGGCGGTCTTGGAGGCAAGCAGAGTGGCCATGTGATGGCTCCTTGAGTGGGTGACAGTGCGGATCGCACTCACAAGCCCAGCGAGCTGGGCAAGTGGCTGAAATCAGCCTCGCTGCGTCTCCACCACTCATCCCGAGCGGCACGCAGCCCCACCAGTCACATCGGTGGGGGGGGGTGTCCTTGATTCGTTGGTCCCAAGTTGTGGGATCACCTCTCGCCACGGGCCAGGGCCTTGGGCTTCCCTTCGGTCACATGACCTCCGGAGTCCGACGATTGCTGCGCCGTTCAGGTCGGTACGTTCGGTTCGCTGCAGGTGGTGGGCTCTGCTTCGCTCGGCTTCAGGTGCTGCCTCACTCGGCCTATCGGCGCCACCAGGCTGGTCCCAGCTACTGGCCGTCTCATTCAGCGTTGCCGCCGAATCGACGACCAAATTGTCTGCCGAAAAGGTATACCGAGTCAACCAAAACGAAACGACGGCAACCCCCTAAAGGGGCAATTCCCGACTGGTTTGGAGGGGCAATCCGAAGGATTCAGATGCGCGATCACGTCGCACAAGGCCTGGATACCCAGATGGTGTACATGATGCGTGACAAGCACTTAGCGCATTTCTGCAGTGCATCTGCGCAGCAGGTTTGGGCCTGTGTACAAGTTGTGCACACCTTATCAACAAGTAATGGAATCAAGCACTTAGGCGATTTCTGCAGTGCATCTGCGTGCAAGTCTGTTACGCTGACAGTAACTAATCGTTTCAAAATCGGTGGATAACTTATCCACAACGCGCGCCTGACAACAACTTAGGCCATTTCTGCACACGAAACCGATACATAGGTAAGGTGTTCTTCCTACGTCAGAACCCCTTACCCGTCGACTGGCGTCGACCGGCTGGAGCTTTGGTTGACAAAAGGTTGACAAATTGCACCGCGCAGGTAGACTGCGCAGCATGTTGACCGTTTCGTCTACCTCACCGACGGATGCCAGGGAGCAGTGCTACTGGCTTTTGACCAAGGAATCCCCTCGCCGGGTGGTCGTTGACAGCGACCTGGGGCCTGGCCAGTGGTACGTGGTCCGGGCACCGTCCGAGTACGAGCTGGCCGCCGCGCGGCGCCTGAACGGGGTGCAAGGCACCACTCAGGCTCAGGAGCCGGCCCATGGCTGAGGTCACGTTCATGGTCGGTGGCCGGGAGGTCACAGCCGGTGATCTGGCCAAGGTGGCGGCGGCCCAACCCAAGGCCAAGCGGGCGCCATCGGATCGACCCAAGAAGGTGGCCAACCGCGCTGACGCGAAGTACAGCATGGGCTTCCTGGTCACCGGCTTCACCCGCGAGCACATCGAGAAGGCCAAGGCCTTGCACGTCCACGAGCGCGAGGCCGCCATCGAGCACAACCGCAGGCTTGGTGGCCATGACCCGCTGCGCGTTGCCATCCCGGCAGTCTGGGATGAGGCCAAGTACCTGCGCACCTCCAAGCCCTTCCGTGTGCGGACCAAGCCCTTCGAGCTGAAGGTCAACGCCGATGACTGCGCCGCCCTGGCGATCCGGTCTGGCTGGCTCAACGTCCAGGTCACCGAGGACATCCGGGCATGAGAGCGACCTACATCGGCGCCCGCAAGACATCCGCATTCACCAGCCTGTTCTGGCTGGTGCTGTTCGCCGTCCATCAAGTGGTCGGCTTTGTCGGCTGGGCAGCCTTGGCTGCTTTGGCCATTCACCCCCTGCTTACCCACAGGAGTATTGCCATGATTCCCTTGACCAGTGTTCAGTCGACGATGATCGACGGACAGGGCTATGACCCTGCCACCCAAACCCTCGCGCTGCGCTTCAAAGGCGGCAAGGTCTACCACTACAAGGACGTGCCGCCCGAGACGGCGCAAGGCCTGGTGCAAGCCGAGTCGGCCGGCAAGTATTTCGGCGCCAACATCCGGGGCAAGTACAGCTCCGAGGCAGTGGGCGAGTAACGCTGCTGTGCGCTACGTCCCCCGCCTCAACAGTGCGATTCGCCGGCTGTGTGCCTACCTTGGCAAGCAGCCCGAAGGGTATGCCGTCAACGCTGCCATGGTGGTCACCATCACCGGCTCAGCCCAGGCGACGGTGTTCACCTCGGTGGACCACGCGGTCGAAGCGGGCTACCTGCGGGTGGTGGATCGCAACCACTGGGCGCTGGGGCCGGTGCCAATGCCTGAGCCCAGGCCATTCGTGTCGCGCCCGGTCAAGGACGAATCGCACATGCACCTCAGGGGCGCGCTGAAAGCCCTGGTCAGCCGCAGCAAGTCGGTGGACCGTGAGGAGTTCAGGCGCGGAATGGATGAGCTGCTGAAGGAGGCCGATGAGCTGATCTCTGCAGCACCAGCGCGTGGGCCAATTGGTGGCGCAGTCGTGGGGCTGGTGGTGGCCAATGAGCTGCGCACCGTGGCCCAGGTTGCCATCAAAGCCGCCTACAAGCTGGCTGTGATGAAGGAGGCTCTGTGAGCCACTACGACACACTGGGCTTGCGGCGTGATGCCACGCCCGAGCACATCGAGAAGGCCTGGAAGCGGGCCAGGAGCACGCTGCACCCTGACCGGCACCCCGACCTCAAAGGGGACGAGGTGCACTCCATGGCGGCAGCCTTTGCCCGCGCCAAGGACGCCTTCGATTGCCTGAGCGACCCAGCTCGACGAGCCGAGTACGACGCCACCGGCCGGGACAGCGGCAGTGCCGAGGACGCGGATGCGGGCGCGCGTAGCGTGCTGTGCACGCTGCTGATGCAGCACCTGGACTGCCAGGAGCCGCTGCTGCAGGTGGTGAACAGCCGACTCAAGGGCTCGATCTACGAGAAGGAGCAGCGGCTGGCCCAGATGCGCAAGTCGCGCGAGCGCATGGTCATCAACCGTGGCGCTGTGACCCACAAGTCGGGTGGTGAAAACCTCATCCACTCCCTGGCCGACCAGGCGCTGGCCATGCTGGACGCGCATGTGGATCGCTCGGAAAAGAGTGTGGCCTTGCAGCGTCGTGCGCTGGCGCTGCTGGACGCCTACGAGGAGACGACTCGGATCGGTGGCGGCAGATCGCGTGGCATCACGCCCGAGATGATTGACAGCATGACCCAGGTCTTTGCGCAGGCCAACGCTGGCTGGGGTTCCCGATGAGCCCCGTGGTCGTCGCCTATGACGCCAACCGGCGCGACATCGCCAAGATGCTGCGCCAGGCGGCCAGCGCGCTGGAGATGGGCGAGTTCCCTGGTGCCCAGTCGGCAGCCTTGGTGCTGGACGGCCGGGAGATCCAGGTCTACGGGTTCGGCGCTGCCACCAGCGGCGAAACCCACCTCTTGCTGCACGCTGGCGCTGCCAAGCTGGTGCGGTCCACCCTGGGTCAGGAGGGATGACCATGCAACGACGCAGTTTCCTCGGTGCCATGCTGGCTGCAGCCGCCGCGCCGGCCATCATCACCACGCCAGGCCTGCTGATGCCAGTCAAGAAGCTGGTGGTGCCGGGCAACATCCTCATCGGCCAGACCCAGCTCGACTGGCTCGCTTGGGTGGCCCGCAATGGCCAGGTGTGGATGAGCGAGTCTGGCCGGATTGAGCGGGTGGTGACCCGCGACGAGACGCGCCACGGCGGGCTCATCGCGGTGGACAGCACGTTCTACGACGGCTACGCCTGGTCCATCGACGAGAAGGGCGACATACGTGCCCAGAACATCCCATTCGCCCTATGGGAGGTTGCATGACCCAGAAGTGGATGGTTACCCAGGATCCCAAGTCGCTGCGCCGCTTGGGCAAGCTGTCCGAGGAGCTGGGCGAGCTGCTGGCCGTGATCGGCCGCACCGTGATCCAGGGCATCGACGGGGTGGACCCAGCAACCAAACAGGTCAACCGCCTGCGCCTGCAGAACGAGATGGCCGACGTGCTGGCCCAGCTCCAGTTGACAGCCGAGCACTTCGACCTGGACGCCAAGGCGGCGAGCGAGCGAGTCGCAGCCAAGCTGGTGCTGATGGCCGAGTGGGAAGCCTTCTTTGGGGAGTCCCCAGTGCAGACCGCCGATCCTCATGGCCACTGGAATAAGCCGCTGGCTGGCCAGCCACAGGAGACGGCATGACTACCTGGGCTGACGAGTACGTGACGCAACTGGACGACTGCGAGCGGCGCAGCGAAAGGCTTTCCGACTGGGAATGCCAGTTGGGCGTCAGCGCTTACCGCCGCATCGCCGCTCTACCCAAGTTTGTAGCGTCAGGCCGGCAGCGGCAGCCTTTGCAAGCCATTCGGCCTTGTCTGCCGGCGTCAACTTCAGTTGCACCCTGGCCGTTTTGCCTGCGCCATCGGGCAGGGGCTTGCGCCCAGGCTTGGCTTTCTCCGGGGCTTGCATCAGCCGTACACCCCGATGAGTTCCATCAGGCCCTGCTTCGTGAACAAGCCGTGCTTGCCTTCGACCTTGTACGCGGTCGCGCCGTTGACTTTGCTTGCCGACTTCGTGACAACCAGGCCAGCTTTCTTCGCGTCAGCCAGGACAACAGCGATGGTGGGTGCGTTCATGTTTCTCTCCGGTGGGTTGCTGCGGCGTCTTGCTGCAGTGGTGTTAATGTACTGCCAAAAATGCGTCGTGTCAAGCGTTATCGTACTGCCAGAAATGTAAAGTTGCAGCGCTCCGGCAAGAGCCGCCAAACCACAGCTCAGCCGGACTTGCCTGGCGGCAAGCCGGCTAGCATGCCGTTCGTTGACTCGCTGCGGCGCCAGATCACCGAGGGCCGCCGTCCAAGCGTCAAGCAGACCGAGACGCTGGGTAATGCGTGGGAGAAGGCGACCGCACGCGGTTGACACCCATGCCAGGCAGTCCCAAGAAACGAGCCCGACGCCTTGCTGCAGCAGCAGCAAGCGAGGGCGCAGCTACACCTGTAGCGGCAAGTGACCCCCGTGAAGGGGTGAAGTCCTCACCGGACGGATTGTTGGACGGTGAGGCGGGTTCTTCCCCGGAGTGGGTTCCCGGGGCGGACGAGGCGAAGCCGAGGGCAGCACACAAGGCCAAGCCGAAGGGGACCGCAGCTCGATTGGTCGAGCAGGGCGCAGCAGTACGCGCCAAGGGTGCAGGTTCGATGCCTGCCGGTCCCGCCCCCAAACCCAAGGCGAACAAGGGTAAGGGTAAGACAGCGCCCCAGGATGAGCCCGAGGCGGTGGACGCGGACCCCCACACGCACGCACAGGCGAGCGCGCATGACGCGCCCCCGCGCGAGACAGCCCTGGTCTTGGCCTTCACCAGCAACAGGAAGCCAGGCCAGACGCTGGACCTGTCGGCCGAGTGGCCACAACTGCTTGACGCCCTGCATGAAGGGGAGTGGCTGGGCAAGCTGTGCCAGGCCATGAAACTCAAGGTGAGGGAGGTCACTGACTGGATCCTGGCAGAGCCCTCGCGTGTGCGCGCGTATGACCTGGCGCTGGAGATGTCGGCCGAGGCCTTGCTGCAGAAGGCCACCGAGGCGTTGGACGGCGCCACGGTGACGACCACGGCCAAGGCCAGTGCCCAGGCTCACCACTTCCGCTGGCTGGCCAGCAAACGCAACGCGGCGAAGTTCGGCGACAAGCTGGACCTGACCAGCGGCAACAAGCCACTGGCACCGCGCACCCAAGCCGAGATCGACGCCGAGCTATTGGCCTTGGCCAACAAGGCACACAAGGGGAACCGAGCATGACCCTCAAGACCGACCTGGAGGAAGCCATCGCGGGCATCACGGCTGCGATCGACAAGAACCGGATGCTGTCGGAGCGCTACGCGGAGCAGGCCAAGTCCTACAAGGAGACGGCAGACCTCCACGCGGACATGGCGCGCGAGCTGGAAGCCAAGAAGGCTTTCACGCAGCAGCACCTGGACGCTGAGGTTGCCCGCCTGGCCGCCGAGGAGCAGCAGCCATGACCGAGCTTGAGCGGATCCTGACCGAGACGGCCGACTCCCTGGCCCAGGACATCGCCGAGGCGCAGGGCGCATTGACAGGCAGCACCATGGAGCTGGAAAGGGCTCAGGCCCGCAACGATGCCCTGGCTGCCTCAGTGGTCAGCCTGACCCAGCGGCTGGCCGATGTGAACGCCCAGATCGCCGCCGAGCGGCAAAGGAATACCCCGTGACGCTTTGTGTTGGTGACCGGGTGCGGTACTGGCCGCTGAAATTCGAGCGAACCATCCACGAGGCTCGCCCGCAGCCTTTCGCGGCCACGGTCACCCACGTCTGGGGTGTCGATGGCCAAGGTCAAATACACGCCAACGTCGTCGCCTTGCGTGATGACGGGCACCCACTCATCCGCTTGAGCGTGGTGATCGCTGCACCTGGTCAAGGCCAGCCAGGGCAGTGCGAGTTCGAGGCCATTCCCACAACCCCACATCCCGTTCAACAGTTGAGGATCACATGAAACCATTTACCGGCGCCAAGGTGCTGTTCTTCGCCGCCACGCTTGGCAATCTCGTGGCAGCCAAGCCTGTCGTTGGCTTTATCACCTGCGTCTGGAGCGACACCTGCGTCAACCTGCGGGTGGACAGCGGTGTGACCCACACCTCGGTCTACTTCCTCAGTGGTGACTACGCGGGCGCGTGCCCCACGGGCTACTACTGCACGCTGACCGAAGACCAGGAGCCTGAGCGCCCCACAGTCGAGCCTGTCGACGCCACTGGTGCACTGGGCCAGGCCGTCCTCGACAAAATCAAGGCAGAGCTGCAGGACAGCAAGCTGGAGGGCATGGCCGGTGCTGGCGCTGCCTGTGGTGACACCAACCAGCAAAAGGGCCTGTCAGACATCACGGTGGGCCAGACGATCCGAGGCGACTTTGACAAGTCAATCCAAGCCGTGAATCGGGCGTGCGATGTGCTGGGCACCACTCGGACTACCGCTATGGACAGGGACCGTACCGAGCTGCAAACCCTGCGCGACGAGGTGACCAGCCTCAGGACCACGGTGGCCAACCTGTCGGCCCAGAACTACAGCCTGGAAAAGGTACTGGCATTGGCCAGCGCAGCCGGCAACGAGGACTCCTGGCGCGTGCCCGACGCCCAATCCGAGGACACCAGCTCCAAAACCGTCACGCTCGCCACCCTGGAAGTGATGATCGACAAGATCAGGTGCCTGCGCAGTGGGCGCGACGAGTTCGTCACGGCTCGGGCTCAGGCCCTGCTCCTGGGTGAGGGCATCGAGTTCGCGCTCAACGAGGTGAACGACGAGCTGGCCAGCCTGGAAGGCGACCTGACTGCCCTGGGCATCGTGGCCTGACCATGGCTCAGGGGAGGTGGCTCAACCGCAACCTGGCCTGCGCTGTCCCGGCGCTGAAGCTGTGCCTGTCCGAGGCGGCTTTCAAGGCCGCTGATGTCACCACGACCTACCCATGGCTGACATGACCCTTCCCTTGAGCCCTGCCGACATCATGCTGCTTGGCCCTGAGGACCGGCGCAGGGCGTTGGCGCTGCTCAAGGAGCGCGACCAGTGGATCCAGCAGAACCGCTTCGCGCTGATGTTCCCGGACACTGGCCCGCTGGCCCGCGAGAAGTACGTCAAGCACCTGGCCTTCTTTGGCTACGGCTCCAAGTTCCGCGTGCGTGGCTTCATGGCCGGCAACCGGATCGGCAAGACCGAGGCCGCCGTCTACGAGCTGGTGTGCCACATGACGGGCGACTACCCGTGGTGGTGGATTGGCAAGCGGTTTCATTCGCCTGTGCGTGTGTGGGTCGCGGGCGAGACGGCCAAGCTGGTACGGGAAGGCCTACAGGTCAAGCTGTTTGGCCAGTGGGGTGAGTTCGGCACGGGGATGATCCCGTTCGCCAAGCTCAACAAGTGGTCACCCAAACAGGGTGTGCCCGAGACGGTGGACACCTTCACCGTGCGCCACGCCACGGGTGGCCTGTCCCGAGGTGAGTTGAAGTCCTACGACCAGGGCGCCGGCTCATTCGCATCCGTTGAGCGCGAGGTGATCCTCCTGGACGAGGAGCCGCCCGAGGACGTGATGAATGAGTGCGTCATGCGGACCATGACGACGGACGGCATGGTGATGCTGTCCTTCACCCCGCTCAAGGGTGTGACGCGGGTGGTGCACAAGTTCTACACCCAAGGCAAGCCGATCGAGGGGCCGGTCACCGATCCTGAGACTGGTCTGGCTATGCGTGCGCTGGTGATGGCCGGCTGGAAGGATGCACCCCACCTCGGACCCAAGGAGATCGCTGAGCTGTCATCGCAGTACGCGAGCAAGCCCAGCGAGCTGAAAGCTCGGATGGACGGCATCCCGGAGCTGGGCTCAGGCCTGGTGTTCCCGGTGGCCGAGGCGTCGATCACCGTCGAGCCCTTCGAGATCCCAGCGAGCTGGCCACGCATCGCTGGCATTGACTTTGGCTGGGATCACCCTACGGGTGCTGCGGAGCTGGCCTGGGACCGCGACAACGACCGGATCTACCTTGTGCGCGATCTGCAGGAGCGCGAGATGCCGCCGCTGCTGTTCGCCGCCGCCGTGCTGCCCTGGGGAAAGTGGTTGCCGTGGGCCTGGCCACACGACGGCAAGCAGTCCGGTGGCAAGTTCGACGCCAAGGACCAGCGCACCCTCAAGGACACCTACGCTGGCCACGGGCTGGACATGCTCAGTGACCACGCCCAGTTCCCTGATGGTGGCAACGGGGTCGAGGCCGGGATCCTGGAGATGATGGAGCGAATGATGACGGGCCGCTGGAAGGTGTTCAACACCTGCGTCAAGTGGCTGGGCGAGTTCCGCACCTACCACCGCGAGAACGGGTTGATCGTCAAGATCGGCGACGACGTGATTTCAGCCAGCCGCTACGGCTACATGATGCGCCGCTACGCCAGGTGCAAGCCCAAGCCCAAGTCGACCCTCAAGGTAAAGACCAACTGGAGGACCGCATGACTGACACCGCCACAGCCAACACCGACATCCTGAACCCGCTGCGGCTGCGCACCCTAGCCGACGAGGTTGAAAAGCTGGAGCGGATGGAGGAGCACCGTAGCACCCTTCCTGATGCTCCCGTGCTGACTGTCAACTGGGTTTACGGACCAGCCATGGAGGGCTACTCCGAGCTGTGCTCGGCGCTGGCAGCCGAGATGACCAAGCGCTTCAACGAGTTGTGCGAGCGGGCCTTGGATGCCCAACGCACTGCAGTCGCTGTGGCCAAGATCGAAGCGTTGCAGAACCGCCGCGCCATCGTCTACCCGGACGGCACGGTGAAGCCAGGGGATCCGCTATGAGTGGTATTTTGTTGGGTGGGCCAAAGGCCTGGAAGGTGCGAGCCGTGGGTGACCTGGTGCTGGCGTACCACTGGTACAACGATGAGCCCACGATGTTCATCTACCCGCGCTACCGGCGCCTGCGGCTGACCAAGGCCACACCCTGGGGGCTGCCACTGACTGCGGCCCATGAGCTGGTCAACGCCGGCACCAAGGGGCACGGCGTCAACTCAGCAGAGCTGTTGGCCAAGTCCGAGCGCTGCGCCGAGCTGATGGGGTTCCAGAACGATCGCCAGGCGGTGTTCGCCATCGCTGACCTGATCCTGTCGGGGTTGACCGACCTCATCCACATGCCGCCAACGCCTGAGGCCTTCCTGCGCGAGGAGGCGCCCGTGGGCGGCACGATGCAGCTTGTGGTCGACGGCAAGACTGTGCTGGAGAAGGACGTATGAACCTGAATGACCGCGCCCGGGAGGCCTTGCGCTACGGGGCTCAAGTCCCGTTCGACTGCGAGATTACTGGTGACCCCGACGAGTTCAAGCCACCCCGGGTCAAGGATTGGGCTGTGCGGGCCGCGCGTGGGGTCTGTGCTGAGCTGCAGGGCCGCGCCGGCATGAAGGAGATCATGGGCAACATCTACCCCACCCAGGCCCGCGACCTGGTGCAGGTGATCGCGGCCATCATCCGGGAGGCGGACAGGCGCCGCAAGAAACCCTGACTATCCCATGAATTTGGGGGTTTCATTCGCTTACGTGGGGTATACGTCGCAGGTAGACTCCCATCCAAGTTGTGCGGCCATAACACTATAAGAACGAGACAACGCAAGGCCTGAGCCCCGGGTCTATATGCCGAGCGGTGGCGACCACGGAGCAGGGGAAAGCGGCCTGGCGGGTGAATACGAACAGGGCTAGGTAAGTAGTCAGGGGGGTGGGCGCTAACGCTTGACCGGGAGGTCGCGTTGCCCATCTCCCTGGCAAAAGCTGAACACTCCAACCTGGCGTCAATCATGGATCATCTTCCGTATACCGGAGATGCCCATGTCATCCAGCAATCCCAGGCGCGACTTCCTCACAGGCCCCAGCAACGCCCAGCTTGACGCGGGTGCCATTGGCACCTTGGCGGCCGACTCATCGGGCAGGCTGGTCGACCTGGACGGCAATGTCATGGGGGCGCCGGCCAGCTTCAACAGCTCGGGCCGGCTGATCCTTCCCAGTGGTGGCGTGGCAGGTGCGCCGCCTGCCAACGGTGAGGCCGATGTCTTGCGCCTGGCCCAGGGTGGCGCACGCGGCACGCTGGCGCTGAGCTGCTACTTCCCGCTCGATGACGGCACTGGCGCCACTGCCAATGGCTACCCCAATGACACCCCCTTGACGCTGGCCGGTGGCATTGGCTGGGGGCCACAGCGAGGGCTCAACTTCAACGGTGCTGGCTACGCCCAGGTCGACCCGTCTGTCTCGCAAACCCTGCTGCGCTCCATCTTCAACCTGGACAGCCTGACCACCAGCGAGATGGTGATGTTCTACGGGGTGTTCACCCACGGTCTGTCGCTCACCGGCACGTCCACGATCTTCGCCTGGGGTCGCACAGCGGGGTCCAACCCAGAAGGCTGGGGCCTGGAGGTCACCAACGCGCTGAACATGCGCTTTCGCCATCAGGGGCTGGGTGGGTCGACGACGTTCATCGGGCTGGGCATGACCAACCTGAACCAGTCGGACGCCAGCAACAACAACACCCAGACCGCCATCGCGGGGGCGGTCAGCCGGGCCGCCAACGGTGACCTGGAGCTGATGATTGCCACGCGCTTCCTGTCCAACCCTGGTCCTCCGGTCGCCGGCCTACTTCCTGGCGGCGTGAACCGCACCCAGGTGCTCACCCCGCTGGCCAAGCCAGGTGGCGCCAGCCGGTCCTGCCGCTACGTCTCTGACGTGTCCTTGACCTTGGGTGCCTTCCCCGGCACCGGCCCAGCCAGTGTCAACAACATCATGCCGGCCGGCACCGCCCTCTACGGCTGGGGCTTCGATCGCCGGCCACGGCACCCGGCACTGCTCTATCGCGTCGTGCGTGAGCTGTCCCAGTCCACCTACATCCGCCCGGCCTCGGCCAACGTCATCTCCTGAGGCTACGCCATGCAAGCAAGCCGCCCCCTTCTGGTCTATTCCTGCACCCGGATCCAGACCGCGCTATCGCTGTCGGTCCTGCTGGGCTTCAACCCGGTGGACACCTTCTGCCTGGGCGACGACGTGTACCTGGAGCAGGTGTTCGGCTCGACCACCGACCACTTCTATGGCCGCTACAGCGACTCGATCAGCGCGCCAGCCGGCGCTGGTGTGGGGGTTACGGTGGGCGCGGCAGTCAATGGCGCGCTGCCTGCTGGCGCTGCCACGGTGATTGCGGGCGGCGCGGGCTATCCAGCCGCAGGCGCCATTGGCTCACTGTCGGGTTGCACGATCAGCGCCTTTTTCCTGCCCATCGGTGGCCTGCAGCCTGGCCAGATCCCGGCCTCAGGCACGATCACCACGGACGGCACGCGGGCTGTGGTGAGTGCCAACGTGTACCACGGAGGCACGCTCTACGACAACGTGGGCAGCGCCACCCAGATGCGTGTGGTGGCGAGCTGCAACCGTGAATACTGGCCATTGAAGTGGGCTCACCAGAAGGCTGGCGCCGAATGGGCTTTGCTGCAGGCTATGCGTGCGGCGGGCATGAAGCTCTACTGCATGTTCGACGATCACGAGCTGATCTCGAACCTGACCTTCGCCTCCACTGATCTGACCAGCCGCAGCGGTGGCGGCGCCCCGTGGTGGCAAAGCATGAGTGGCCAGACCAACCTGCTCAACTTCTGGCGCGAAGCCGTGGCGGGCTTCGGGCTGACCAGCGCGCTCTACTACGACAACCCCACACCCCAAGACAACCCGACCGACATTCCGGCTGGCCTGGTGGGGGCGCCTGGCGTAACGCCCAACGACTTCAAGATCCGTTACCACTACGTCGATTACGGGGCGAAGATGGTGCGCGGCGGCAAGCTGCTGCGTGTCATGCAGTTCGACACAATGAGCTTCAAGTCGCCTTACAACGCGACTGACGACGGCACGGGCACCAGCGGCAAGACCATGCTGGGCTTCACCCAGATGCGCTGGGCCATCGAGAAGACCAAGGAGGCCAAGGCCCTGGGCATGAGTGTGGTCTGGCTCATGCCCAAGGATCCCGCCAACTTCGACAACGGGGATTCGTGGCGCGGCACGGGCGGCGGCGCCCTGGGTTACAACGGGGAGTGGAACTACCTGCTGGGCCAGATCGAAGCGCTGGATCTGCCGGTGGCAGCCGTCCTGGGCGGCGACAGGCACCAGCCGCACGCGGCCTGGTTCGACATCCGCAACGGTGACGCTGGCTCACTGCTGACGCTGTGCCCCTGCCCGCTGGGCGCCGACCCGGCCGGCATGTCACCCTACCCGCAAAACATCTACGTCAACCGCGACCCGGATGTGTGCGTGGCTGGCCTGGTGTCCTTGCTGGATGATGCGGTGCGGGTCCAGATCGTGGATGCCCACACCGGCAAAGAGATGTTCGGTGCCGATGTGCCGTTGGGCCAGCGCCGGCCGCGCGAGATCCGCTGCGTGTCCCCTGATCCGCAAAAGCCGCTGACCATCCCATCGGTTTACGCCTATGAGGGCACCTGGGCGCTGCGGCCCACCTCAGGCATTGCGCTCAACGCCAAGGCCTATTTCCGCGACATCGGCCCCAACGGCAGTGTCTGGAGCTGGGACGGCACCTACTGGGCGCCTCTGCAGCCGGTGGTGCTCTACCGGGGTTCGGGCAACCTGGCCAACTACCTGGCCACCCTGAGTGCCGTATCTGGCACTTTTGTGGCACCCGGCAGCGTCCCGGCTGGAATGTTCATCAAGCCCGGCATGTGCCTGGAGGTGGACGCCGACCTGGTTCGCACGACCGCCATTGCCACCAGCGACCTGAACGTGACACTGGGCGGTGTGATCGTCGAGACGTACACCACCACCGCCACCGCTAGCTTGCACGTTCGCCTCAACACCAACGTCTGGTGCCGTACCTCGGCATCGCAATTGGCTGAGGGCAACACCCCGCCCGGCGGATCCGGCGTGTCGACGTTCTCGGACAAGACGATCAACTTCGCCAACGCGGCGGCTTTCGCCTTGTCACTGGCCAACGCCAGTGCCAGCGACACCCACCGCCTGGTGACCTACAGCCTGATCCTCTACCCGTAACTCCAACCTCGTCACCTGCTGACATCATCCCCGTGTAAACCACGCGGGATGCTATGTCTACCATTGAGGGCTACCAGGGGATCCAAAAGCCAGAGCCCAATCTGTTTGGGGACGCTACCTTGGACGATGGGATGGACCAGCAGGAGGTCCAGGACGCCGACCTGGACAGCGAGGAATCCCAGGCGCTGCTGCGCCAAATCCTGACCTGGCTCGCTCACGAACGCGATCGCCAGTCTGCCAACCGGGTCGAGATGGCCCGGGACCACGACTTCTACGATGGCCTGCAGTGGACCGAGGCTGATGCCCAGGTGCTCAGCGATCGCGGCCAGGCGCCGCTGGTGTTCAACCAGGTCAAGGTCGCTGTGGACTGGCTGCTGGGCAGCGAGAAGCGCAACCGCGTGGACTGGCGTGTGCTTCCCCGCGAGGAAGACGACTTCGAGATGGCCACGGTCAAGACCAAGGTCTTGAAATACGTCAGCGACGTGAACCTGCTGCCGTTCGCGCGCAGCCAGGCCTTCGCCGAGGCGGCCATCGCGGGCATGTCCTGGCTGGAGGACAGCCTCAACTCCGACGCCACGGGAGACATCCTCTACTCTGGTTACGAGTCCTGGCGCAACTGCCTGGGGGATTCGCACTCCAGGCGGCTCGACTACAAGGACGGTCGCTACCATTTCCGCTGGAAAGTCATGGACCTGGACGTGGCCCAGGCCATGTTCAAGACGCGCAAGGGGCAACTGGCCAAGGCGGCAATGAGTGCGTCCCAGATCGCGTCCGAGCTGGACAAGGAGCTGTGGTATCTCGGGGAGAACCTGTCCGAGACGACCATGAACGCCTCGGGCGACCGTGCCTACAACTCCGACATCAACACCGGCAACAACCGGCGCACGCGGGTGCGCGTGTTCGAGTGCTGGTACAAGATGCCCGAGGAAGTGCAGACGGTGAGCGGCGGCACCTTCCACGGGGAAAAGTTCGACCCGCAGCACGCCGGCATGGCCAAGTCCATCGACCAGGGCTACGCCGAGGTCATCAAGAGCACGCGCCTGGTGATGAAGGTGATCTTCTTCACTGAGCGCGACGTGCTGGCCATGGGCGACAGCCCGTTCAAGCACAACGACTTCCCATTCACCCCGGTCTACTGCTTCCGTCGTGGCCGCGACATGGCGCCCTACGGCTACGTGCGCAACATGCGCGATGCTCAGGATGACCTGAACAAGCGCATGAGCAAGTCGCTGTTCCTGCTGTCGGTAAACCAGATCATCACCGAGGTCAACGCCTTCGACACCGAGGGTGAGTACACCCTGGAAAACGCGATCGAGAACGCATCCAACCCGCAGGGCGTGTTCGTCCTGAAGGATGGGAACAAGAAGTTCGAGATCCGCCGCGACTTCGCCGAGATCAATGGCCAGCACCAGCAGATCGAGCTGGACATGCGCTTCATGCAGACCGGCTCGGGCATCACCGATGAGCTGCTGGGCCGCAAGACCAACGCCGTGTCTGGCAAGGCGGTGGAGGCCCGCCAGGACCAGGGCTCGATGACCACTTCGGGCATCTTCGACACCTACCGGCTGGCCATCAACATCTCTGGCCAGAAGCAGCTCAGCAACAGCGAGAAGTTCTACAGCACGCCCAAGGTGATCCGGCTGACCCAGTGGGCGCCATCGGTCCCTGACCAGCCCACACCAGAGAACCCTAAGCCCGCCGGCACGGGGCTGGACTGGGTTCGCATCAATCAGCCCGAGGTGCAGCCTGACGGCAGCGTGCGCTTCCTCAATGACATGACCGCGAGCGTGGCTGACTTCATCGTGGACGAGCAGGACTTCCGGGCCAACATGCGCCAGGCGATGTTCGAGAGCCTGTCGGCCATGCTCGACACGATCGGCAAGTTCTCGCCGCAATTCGCCGTCTCGATGCTGGACATGGTGGTCGACCTGGCCGACTTCCCTGGCAAGGAGGGCATGGTCCAGCGGCTCAAGCAGCTCATCGCCGAGGCGCGTGGCGAGACGCCGGCTGCGCAGCAGGCTGCCGTGGCGCAGCAGGCTGAGCTGGCCAAGAAGTCCAACCTCCAGGACCAGGCCACCGCGACCTCGATCGTCAAGGATCAGACCGCTGCTGACCTGAACGATGCCAAGGCCGACCAGATCCGCACCTCGCTGATCCCGGGCGCTGTGGCGCTGGATCCGCAGCGCACGCCTGAGCCCACGGCGGGGGCTGCGTCCGCGTCCACCCCGACGCCTACCCCGACGCCTACCCCGGCGCCACCGCCGCAGGTAGCTTGAGATGCCGCAGGTTTTCCTGGCCCGATCCTCATGGCCAAACTCACCCTACCTGGGCACCCAGGTCACGGTCTTCGACGAGAACGACGTGCCAGGCCTGTGGACGGGTCGCGGCTACGCGCCCGAGGATTCGACCCAGGCCATCCCGCTGTATGGCGACTACGCCCTCAAGGCGACGGATGCTGACAGCAGGTTTGCCGCCATGGTGGCGTTGACCTTGACCATCCCGGCGGGGCTGTCACCCATGCCGAGCTGCATCGTGTTGGCTCCCCCTGATCCCGGGATCGTGACGCTCAATTTCACGGGCGGCGCCAAGGGCAACGGCAGCGTGGCATCCATCGGGCGTATGCGCAACGCCAACCCGGCCGGCGTGGGCATCGTGGCGCTCTACGAACAAGACCAGTACGGCATCACCGGGGTCTGATCGTGGGCAAAAAGATCGACCGGCTGCTGCTGACGCTGCTGGACACGCCAGTGGTCCAGGTCGACTTTTCCCAGGTCCACCAGCAGCCGCTGCTGCACAGCCGCCTGGGCTTTGCCCAGAACCTGCTCAGCCTGGGTGGCCTGCTGGAGGGCTCTGTGCCCTACCTGCTGGCGCTGGGTGCCAACCACTTCTGCGGTGCGGCCGAGGGGGACGCCTACTTCAAGAACGGCCCGATTTTCCTGCCGTTCCTGAACGCGACCTATGACGTGACCGGGCGCGCGATCTCCATGACCACGACGCCTCCGAGCTTGGTCACCGACTGGCCCACGATGTTGCGGGCCATTGGTTGCCGGGCTGGCATCGAGATCATTGGCGAGACGCCACAGACACAGCGCCTGTACTCCAGCGGCGCCAGGCGTCACCCGGATTGCGTTGACATCGCCAGCAGCGCCGCCACCTGGGCGCAGTTCATCAAGTACGGCAACTGGAACGTGTACGTTGACTGGTTCATCGGCAACGAGTGGTTGCGGACCATGCTCGACATCGACCAGGGCATCGGCTTCAACACGGACGGCAGCACCTACACCTTTGCCGAGACGGTTGACCAGTACACCCTGCGCCGCCAAACCATGAAGGAGCTGGCTGTCACAGTGGAGGGCGCCAAGTTTCTGGGCATGTACTCAACGGCTGGTGGCCTGGGCGTAGGCAAGTGGAGCACCGCCAACGCGGGGCCGCACGTCAACGGTGACCAGCGCACTTTCAGCGACAGGTCCATGCTCGATGGCCGCTCGGCCCGCAAGGGCTGGTGGGACTTCTACAACGCCAACATCCTGACAGCCAGCCAGGTGGCGCTGGCTGCGTATGTGGCCTGCAACGACTTCAAGAACCGCGCCAACAACATGGTGGCCGGTGACGTGAATGACTTCGGCGGCCTGGACGTGCTGTTCTACATCACGCAATGCGCGCCGTCGCTGCTGAAGGTCACCACCGCTGACGACGACGGTGGCGGTGAGGGCGGCCCACCGTCCTCCGACACACGCATGGGGCCGGCGTGCGAGATGCTGACGATGATGGCGGCCGACACCTGGCTCAGCGCCCTGTCTGTTCGCTGCTGGTCCTACTGGGTGGGGGGCCAGGATGCCTTCCTGACCTACGTCAGCCCAGGCGTCTACACCATCAACCACCGCTACACCGCGATGCAAATGTGGGTCAGCGTGCCGTCGCGCCGCGTGCCCGTGACCAAGGTGTGCCAGGTGCCGCTGGCCGATGGCAGCCTCTACGGGGTGCAAGGTTTGATGGGCGTAGCCGGCATCGACCCTGGTGGCCAGACCGCTTCCATCCTGCTGTGGAACGAGGGCAAGACCTCGGTGACGGTCAAGCTGCAGCCGATGTCTTTGCCTGGCCCGCTGGCTGGAGCAACACCCAGCCACATGGTCCTGGACGAGGACCACGCCCTGGGCACCAGCGGCACCTGGGATGGCGGCCCCATCACCTTGGCGCCGCGCACCATCCACCGCATCACCTGGAGTGTGGGCACCAGCCCGCACACCCGCCGCGATCCGCTGGACGACGGGGTGCACCTGCCGGTGTTCCAGCGCCGCTCGGATGCGTACAAGCGGCCCAAGGTGGCTGCCGCCAATACCTGCGCCGTCACGGGGGAGGCTTGGGTAATGCCCACCTCATCCAACTCAACGGCAATGGCAACGGGGGCGGCCTGGTCCAACGCGCCTGACAGCGTATGGCTGACCCTGTGGGTCCACAACCTGGACCTCGGATCGGCCCAGGTCAAGGCCACCTGCGACTACGGCAGCGGCCCGGTGACTTTGCTGAACACCACCGCCGGGGCGATCGCCGCCGGCCAGGTGACCCAGCTCAATCTTCTGGCCAGCGCGCCTGGTGGCTGGGCGGCTGGTGCGCGTGAGGCCGACATCCAAGTGTCGTTGGGGGGTTCTTGCAACCAGCGCCTGGAGTGCTGGTTCAGCGGCACCCAGACCAAAGCAAATGCAGTGAAAGGGGCATGACCATGTTCGACCAGGTTTTCTTGAATTGGCTGTTTGTAGCGGTGGGCGCAATGGGGGGATTCATCCTCAAAGCTACCTGGGACGCACTGGTCCAACTGCGTGAAGACATGAGTGCGCTGCAAAAGTCCATTGCCGAAAGTTACGTCCGTCGAGACGATTTCAAGGACCACGCCCAGCGAGTGGTTGGCTTGCTCGATCGGATTTACGAAAAGCTGGAACACAAGGCGGACAAGCAATGAAACGACTCATTCGCGACGTTTGGCGCACCGTGGCGCCTATCCTGGCCGGCGTGGCACTGATGCACTGGGCTGAGCCTGTCGGCTTGGCCACTGGCATCTCCAGCCTGGCCCCATTGATGATGATGACGGGGCTGTCGCTTGGCGCCATCGGCGCTGTTCACCCGCTGCGCAGGCTGCTGTTCATGGGCCTGGACATGCGCGAGTTCGCCAGCAAGGCCAAGGAGACGCCGATCTCCTCGGCGCTGGTGTTCGTGGGTATGTGCATCGTGGTGGCGGCGATGCTGTCGGTGCTAGGCCCCTCGGCCCGAGCCGCTGAGCTGCCGCCCAACGCCAGGCTGTACCTGCCGGTGCTGATCCAGGAGCAACAGCAGTGGTGGTCACTGGGCGACGTGAGTGTGATGGCTGCTCAGGTGGAGCAGGAAACGTGCATCACCCTCAAGCACAGCAAGTGCTGGAGCCCGCGTGCTGAGCTGCGCACCTCGCGCGAGCGAGGGGTGGGCCTGGGGCAGATCACCAAGACGGCTCGCTTCGACGCGCTGGCTGAGATGCGTGCAGCCAACCCGCAGGCGCTGGCGGCCTGGTCCTGGGACTCGCCCAACCTGTATGACCCACGGCTGCAGCTCACCGCCCTGGTGCTGATGGACCGGCGCAACTACACCACCATCCAGGGCGCCGCCACCGAGCTGGACCACCAGGCAATGATGCTGGTGGCATACAACGCCGGCCCGGGGCGCGTCATCAGCGACCGAGCCATGTGTGGGGCAACGCCTGCCTGCGACAGGCGCCGCTGGTTCGACAACGCCGAGCACACCTCGGTGCTGCCCAAGCAGCCCGCCTCAGGGTATGGCCAGAGCTTCTACGCAATTTCACGCCACTACCCGCGCGCCATCCTGTTCGATCGCCGGCCACGCTACGTCCAAGGGGATGTGCTGTGACCGGCTTTGCTGTGAGGGCTGTGCTGGCGCTGGTAGCCAGCCTGCTGCTGGGCTCAGGCCTGGCCTACGTAGCCCATCAGCAGCGCGACATCGGCCGCGCCGAGATCCAGTCCCAGTGGGATGCAGCCAAGGCCAAGGCCAACGCTGACGCCCTTATCCAGACCCAGCAATGGGCCGCCAACCAGAAGGAGATCCAACGTGTTACTTCGCTCTCTCGCACTCTTGCTGATGATGATGCTCGTGCTGCCGCTGCTGTCAGCTTGCGGCACATCGCCGCCGACTTCGCCGCCCGATCTGCAGCCAGTCGCCCCGCCCCTGAGCCCGGAATCGCGCCAGCCGCCCCTCCCGAAGTGGTGCTCGCCGACGTGCTCGGCGGGGTTGATGAAGCTGCGGGAGAGCTGGCGCACTCGCTTGACCTTGCCTACGTCGCGGGAGTGAGCTGCGAGCACGAATACAGCTCGGCAACTTCACGACTCCAACCTCAGCCAGGTTCGGGACACTGAGGTTTTTGGAGTGCGTCATGGGTAAATCAAATGCTGTAGCAGTCGAAGGTCCAGACAACTGGCAAGCCAGGATGGACTGCGACACCCTGATCTCGGCTGAGCAGATCACCATGGACAAGAAGCGCTACAAGGCCGCCCTGGCTGAGGCCAAGAAGCGCCAGGTGGCGCTGGCCGACGTGCTCGACGACGAGGCCGAGGAAAACTCCGAAAGCTCCAGCACCTCCAAGAAATCCGCCGGCTGAGCCGGGCGCACCGGGCGCTTCCCGGACCAATGTGAAGGACTCACATGGCAAAGCATGAAGGGCTGACCTCAGCCGAGCAGGAAGCCATCGGCGACGACTCCGATGCAGACACCGAGATCGCCGCCATCAAGGCGCTGGCCAACAAGCTGGACAAGGATGACGACGACGACCAGGCAACCGGCGCCACCGGCACTGCCGATGACGACGCTGCCGCAACCGCTGCAGCCGCCGCAGGTAGCACCAAGGACGATGCTGCTGGCGCTGGTGACCAGGCCAACGATGAGGCGACCGACATTGTGGTTGCTGAGCCGTTTACCGCCACGCTGCCGACCGGCGATGTCAGCAAGTACGAGGAGGAGCGCAGCGCCCTGCTCGACGAGCGCAAGGCGCTGCGTGCCAAGCACAAGAACGGCGAGCTGGCCGAGGACGACTTCGAGGCCGCCTTCGACGACGTGACCGACCGCATTGGCAGGCTCGACACGGCCCATGCCGTGGCCCAGAGCCAGGCGGCCAGCAACGAGAGCCTGGGCCAGCAGAAGTGGCTGTGGACCGTGGGCATGTTCAAGCAGACCCTGCGCGACCAGGGCGGCATTGACTACGACGCGAACGATGGCGCCCGCTCGATCTGGGACCACCACGTCAAGGCGCTGGCTGCCAAGGACGAGAACCGCACCAAGCCTGGCAACTGGTTCCTGTCCGAGGCCCACAAGCTCACCTTGCGTGACATCCGCGCCACTGCCGAGTCTTTGGGCATGAAAGCCGGTGCGCCGGCCACTCCCGCCCCCGCCCCCGCCCCAGGCGCAGTCAAGGCAGCCGTGGACGCGCGTCGGCCCAAGGTCGACGCCACTCCGTCGCTGGCCAACGTACCCACCTCGGGTGCGGCCGACGACGGCGCCGCCTCCACCGAGTTCGCTTACCTGGACAGCCTCAGCGGCATGGCGCTGGAACGCGCCCTGGCCAAGCTGCCCGAGGAAGCGCGAGACCGCTGGCTGGAGGCGCGATGACAGGCAAGGTGGTGGTCGTTGATCTGCGTGTGGACCAGTCCATGCGCGTGGGTGATTCGACCATCACCTTGCGCGAGAAGTCGGGCCGCCGCGTCAAGCTGGTGATCGAGGCCAGGCCAGGTGTGGTGATCGAGACACCCCGCGATGTTGACCTGGCCAGGTCTGGTGTTGGAGATCCGCTCCAACCTCGTTGAGCGGTGACAAGATAGTCAAAACGGTGCCGGGCCTTATCCCGGTGGATGGAGCGCAAGACGTGCTCGAACTGTGAAAGCAGGAGCACGTCATGGCACGGACCATTGTTGGCTTGGGTGACCCGAAAGCAGTACGCAAGTACAGCGCCTTCCTCGCGCTGGACGTGGGTCGCATCAGCTACTTCAACAAGAAATTCATGGGTGTCGGCGTTGACGCGCAGACCCCGATCCAGATGCTCCCGCAACTGGAGAATGACGCTGGCGACAGTATTTCCTACGACCTCGTGCTGCAACTCCGTATGCAGCCCATCGAAGGTGACAACACCCTCGAAGGCAACGAGGAGGACATGAAGTTCTACAGCGATGCGGTCTTCATCGACCAGGCTCGCGGTGGTGTGAACACGGGTGGCCGCATGACCCGTAAGCGCACTCTGCACGACTTGCGCAAGATTGCGCGGGCACGCCAGGGTGAATGGTGGGCGCGGATCTTTGACGAGCTGCTGTTCCTGTACCTGTCTGGCGGTTTCCGCACCTCGGGCTCGGGCGCTTGCAACTTCGTCAACGGTGACTACACCTACGGTTCCGGGTATCCCGGCTTCGCCACCAACACCTTCGTCGCACCGGATTCGCTGCACAGCTACGTCTCGAACAAGAAGACGTTTGGCACGATCCTGGCCAGCGACAAGATGACGCTGACGGACATCGACCGCTGCGTGGCCAACGCCTCGACGCTGGGCGGTGGCACCTCGGGTGTGCCGGCGATCCAGCCCTGCTCGATCGACGGCGAGGACACCTACATCACGGTCATGCACCCGTGGTCGGAGTTCGACGTTCGCACCAACGCCGGCTCTGGCCAGTGGCTGGACATCCAGAAGGCGGCTGCTGCGGCCGAGGGCCGCAACAACCCGATCTTCAAGGGTGCCTTGGGCATGTACAACGGGGTGGTGATGCACAAGCATCGCGGCGTGCTGAACCGCACGGACGGCGGCGCGAGCAGCAACATCTCGGTGGTGCGCAACCTGTTCATGGGTCGCCAGGCTGGCGTGGTCGCCTTCGGTTCTCCGGGCACCGGCCTGCGCTTCGACTGGAACGAGGAGTCGCGCGACAACGGCAACCAAGCCGTCATCACCACCAGCTCGATCTTCGGCGTGAAGAAGACCAGCTTTGCGATCGACGGCACGAGCTACGACTTCGGCACCTACACCATCGACAGCGCTGCTGTGGCGCCCTGATCGGCGGGCGTCCTTTCCTGATCCCTTCGGCTACTGGAGAACACGATGGCCACCCTGTACAAAACCGACTTCGCCACCGGCAAGAAGACGCTCCCCAACGCGCAGGGCCGCGAGGTCTTGTCCGCCAAGATGGACTTTGCCGTCAGCACCGCGATGGTCAACTACTTGGGCGCTGTGGCTGCGGCCTTGACGACCAACGACGTGATCGAGTTCGGTCGGCTGCCGGCGGGCCATGTGCTGACCAACATCGAGCTGGTGAGCGACGACATCGACAGCAACGGTTCGCCTGCGGCGCTGATGTCGGCGGGCATCTTGAACAGCGGCAAGACCGGCCTGTCCACTGATGCCAACGGGGACGGCGGCAACATCTCGGGCACCCTCATCTCTGGCTCGAACGTGGGCCAGACTGGCGGTAACGCGCGGCCTGCGGCCACGAACACGTCGATGTGGCGCCTCAAGCCGCTGGAGACGGATCGCTCGGTGGGTGTCTTGATTGGCACCGTGCCGGCGACCCAGCAGTCCGGGACCATCTCGCTGGTCATCAGCTACCGCGCCAGCCTCTACGGTCTGTGATCCAGGTGCGGGCAGGACGCCCGCCTGAGGAGTGTTCATGCGAATCGAGTGTACGATCCCTGAGATCGACAACCATGTCACGCTGGACGGCGTGACGTACAAGTTTGAGCGGCGCAGCGGCAATCGGTCTACCCCCATGCTGGCCACCGTGGACAACGACACCCACGCAGCCGACATCCTCAGCCGGCCTGGCTTCAGCGCCTGGCGCGACTCGGACGGCGCGCTGAGCGACAGCGACGACGAGCTGCCCCCGGATGATGAGGACGAGCTGCCGCCCGATGAGGACGACGCTCTGCCGCCTGACGCCGCCACGGGTCAAGCCCCGCAGACTGCACCGGCTGCACCGGCCGAGCAAACGGTTGCTGGCGCTGGCCAACAGGGTGACAGCACGCCGCCTGACCGCTTCGAGAACATGACCTTCGACGAGCTGAAGGATGAATACAAGCGGGCCTTCCACCGTGCCGCACCCACCCAGGCCAAGTACGAGACGCTGCTCAACCGACTGCATGAAGCGGCCGGCAAGGTGTGATGACACATGCCCTCTGCCCTGGTCAAGGATGTCCTCTACCGGGCTGGCGTGCTGTTGAACGATGCCGCTCCCGCGCAGTACACCTCATTCCCCGAGATTGATCTCGTCCAGACGCTGAACGACGCCCAGGTAGCGGTCTGCAAGATCGCCCCCTGGGCTTCGTCGCGCGTTGATTCGATCAAGCTCACCGCGAACAAGTCGCGCCAGCACATCAGTTCGATCGCGTCCGCCAACATGATCCCCATGGACGGCAGCGCGTCCGTCACGGTGAGGGGCATGTTCCTCACGAGCCTGATCTGCAACATGGGCTCGGACGGCCTGACCGAGGGAAGCGCGATCCGCCTGGTGTCGCTTGACACCGCCACGGCAGCCAACCCCGATTGGCCAACGCAGTCCTCGGACATGGTTGAGGAGTACGTGTTCGATGCACGCTACCCCCAGGTGTTCCTGACCCTGCCCAAGCCCAACGCGGCGATCTGGGTGTTGGCGGCTTACCAGTCCTTGCCGGTGGCCATCCCTGCGGGGGGCAACCCAGGGGCTGAGGTTTACGCCTTTGGCGGCTCCTCGACACAGACCATCACGATCGACGACCGCTACGTGGACGACCTGGTGCACTACGTCGTGGGCCGCACGCTGCTGGAGCAAGTCGAACAGGCTGCCGACCAGCCGCGCGGCGAGTTCTTCTTTGGTCTGTTTGGTAGCTCACTCAAGGCTCACGCCGACATGATGCGCGCCATGGATCCGTCGCTGGCCAGGAGCTGAGCATGACCTTGTGGAAAGCTCTGCGCACCGACCTCCTGCCCGACGCGAGTGGGTGCCCTGTGGCCAAGGTCGACGATGCCGTCAAGCGCACCGTGATCGAGTGGTGCAAGAAGACCCGCTGCTACCGGCTGCGCGGATCCGTGGCCGACGCGGGTGGCCTGGGCGCACGCGCGAACCCCAACTCCCTGGTGCCGGCCGGCACACGCCTGGTGTCCATCATTGCCGCGTCCTGGCTGGGCAAACCGCTGCTGCCCAAGAGCGAAGCCTACATGGTGGACCTGTATGGCGAGTGGGCCGCCAGGCAGGGCGTGCCGCTCTACCTGGTGCGTGAGCGCGCCGACGTGGCGGCTGGCCAGTTCTGGCTGGCGCCTGCGCCCGCTGATGCCACCACCACCAGTCTGGTGATGACCGTGGCGCTGACGCCCACCGAGGACGCCACAGGCGTGGATGACAGCGTGCTCGACGAGTACCGGGAGGACATCATCGTGGGCGCCCTGGCACGGCTGCTGAGCATGTCCGACCGCCCCTGGTCCCAGGCTGGCCTGGCCGCCAGCAAGCGCGATGAGTTCATGCGCCGCATGGCCGCCACCAGGATCAGCGCCGACCGTGGGGTCGACAGCCAGCCGCTGACGACCAAGCCTTACCCGTTCTGAGGCCGCCATGCTGCTTCAGTTCTCAGGCTTCAAGGGTGCAGCCACCAAGGAGTCGGCAC